GACACTGATGCATTTTTCATTAAGACAGATGTACCTAACGGATTGAAAATGTTCGTTAGATCACCTATCAAAACAGCTATGGAAGGTGACTTCACTACTGGAAACGTTAGATACAAAGCTAGAGAGAGATATTCATTTGGATTCTCTGACCCTAGAGGTATCTTCGGATCTCCAGGAGCAGCGTAATAATTTTTAATTATTAATTTAAAGGGGGCTTTTAAGCCCCCTTTTTTTACTGTAGAAAGGATAAATGAAAACATATTTAATAAAAATTGTTACGAAAGAATTACAAACTAAATTTAATATTGATAGTGAATTACCTATTGATACCACTGAAAAACTCCATAAACATGTTATTGACTTTCTAGGAAAAAATGATATAGAATGGGAACCAAATCGGCTAAAATACACACGCGGATTTTATATAACTTATGAGGAGTTAGATAATGGCAAAAAACAGCATGGTACTATTCGCAAAGAAACTCAACCTAGAGTCTAAATGGAATGAAATGTTTCTTGAGAATAACGGAGAAGTAACACCTGAAATGTCTGTTCTTGGAGATGAGATTAAAACAGTTATTAGATCTATCTTAAAAGAACAAGAAAACCCTAAAAACATTAAAGATTTAGAAGTTCATCTTTTCGCTGGTTAAGTAGGGTTACATCATTAAAAGTCGTTTTCACTATAAGGACTTCTTGCCTTTTTTCAAAAAAAACTATATAAAAATCTTACTATGCATTAAATTAGAATGTAGACGCGTATAGTCGACGGCCTAAAGACTACATTCATTAACTAGGAGAATATATAAAATGGCAAATACAACATTTAATGGTCCGGTTAGAGCAGAAGGTGGTTTTAAACAAATCTCTAAAAACTCTTCAACTGGTGCTATTACAGACAATACAACAATAGACTCAAGTGGAAACATTTCAGGCGGTGGTACATTAAGTGTAACAGGAAGATCAACTCTAACTGGAAACACTATTGCAACAACTGCAGGTACAGGTATCACTACTGGTACAGGCACAGTTTATGCAGCTTCAGTAATTAAAACAGGTGGTATTTTTCATACTTCTATTTTAATTGACTTAACAGGTTTAGCATCATCTGGTTCTGGTGACATTATTGGAAAAGCAGGAACTGCTAATTCACATATTGGACAAATCACAGCAACCATAAACGGAACAGTTCTTGGTGGAAAACTAACTTGTCTAGAAGCTCCAGCAGGTGGAGATCCAGATATCAATTTATGGTATGCGGACGAAGCAACTGGTGCAGAGGATGCAGCGATAACTAGTTTGACTAATCAAGTACAAATGTGTGACAGTGGTGATCTAGCTTTAAACAGTGTGATCAGTATCCCAACACCGCCAGCAGCAGATAAATATATTTATATGGTAACTGGTGCAGCAACAAACGCAGACTATACAGCTGGAAAATTACTTATTGAATTTTTCGGATATAGTGCATAATAATTAACTTTAATTAGAGCGGAGCTTCGGCTCCGTTCTCTAACAGGAGAACAAAATGGCAGACGCAGTATCAAGTCAAACATTAGTAGACACAGACAAAAGAACAGTAGTTAAATTTACCAATCTATCAGATGGAAATGGAGAAAGTGCAGTAAAAAAAGTTGATGTTTCAGCTTTATCTGGTGCACCTTCAAAAGTTACTATTGACCAAATTTGGTATGACATCGGAGGAATGAGAGTTCAAATAGATTTTGATGCTAGTACAAATGTTCCAGCTTTAGTTTTAGGTGGAAGTGCAGCAGCAGGAAATGTCCAAGGTCATTTAGATTTTAGATCTTTTGGTGGTATTAAAAATAATGCTGGTTCTGGTGTAACTGGTGATATTGATATATCAACAAGTGGTCACACAAACTTAGATCACTATACCATTATATTAGAACTGAGAAAATAGGAGGGTAACTAATGGCCAACACAACGTCAGGCACAGTTACTTTCGACAAGACTTTCGCAGTTGATGAAATTATTGAAGAAGCTTACGAAAGAATCGGATTACAATCTGTATCTGGATATCAATTAAAAACAGCAAGACGTTCTTTAAACATTATGTTTCAAGAATGGGGTAATAGAGGTTTGCATTATTGGGAAATTGCAGAATCTAATATTGATTTAATTGAAGGACAAGCAGAATATACATTCTTTAGATCTACAGGAGATGGGACTAGTTCTTCTACTAGTGCTACATCCGATGTATACGGTGTTGCAGATATATTAGAAGCTAACTTAAGAGGAAGTAGAACTTCTACTTCTCAAGCAGATCAAGCATTAACAAAAATATCTAGATCTACCTATTCAGCATTATCCAATAAGCTTTCTAAAGGAACACCTTCTCAATATTTTGTACAACGATTTGTAGATAAAGTTACTTTGACTGTTTACCCAACAGCAGATTCAACCAATGCATCTAAAGATTTACATTTTTATTACGTAAAAAGAATTCAAGATGCTGATTCTACTTACACCGATGCAACAGACGTACCTTTTAGATTTGTACCTTGTATGGCATCTGGTTTAGCTTTTTATTTGTCACAAAAATACAATCCACAATTAACTCAAAATATGAAATTACTTTATGAAGATGAGTTTGCTAGAGCGTTATCAGAAGATGGATCTTCTTCTAGTTCTTTCATTACACCTAAAGTATATTACCCAGGAGCATAATGTCATTCGCAAAAGGAAAACAAGCTAAAGCAATATCAGATAGATCAGGAATGGAATTTCCTTATCATGAAATGGTAAAAGAATGGAATGGTTCTTTTGTGCATATTTCTGAATATGAAGAAAAACATCCTCAGTTAGAATTAAGAGCTCACTCTGGAGACCCTCAATCTTTAGTCAATGCAAGACCTGATAGAACAGAACCTACACCTTTAATTTTATTAGGACCAAATCCTTTTCAAACTATTTCATCTAGTTCAGGTATTATAAATGTATTTGAAAAATCACATGGTAGATCAACAAGTGATACAGTAAGATTTAGAGGAAAAATATCTACTACATCTGATCCAGATGGTTTTAATAATCCAAATAATTTTGATGGAATTACAGGATCTAATATTGCAAAAGCTGCTGGTTATTCTATTACAGTGGGTAAAAGAGATTCTAGTGGTAATGTTACAAATACAACAGATTTTTATCACTTTACTGTGGACACAGATACCGCTACAACAGGAGGAGTATCAGGAGGAGGACAATTTTGTACCTCTGGACCTGTAACTTTGGAGGCATAATATGGCAGGAATTAGTTATTCAGATTTAAGAACAAACATTAGAAATTATACTGAAGTTTCAAGCACCGTGCTTACGGATGCTGTCATTGAGAATTTTGTGTTAAATGCAGAGTATAGAATTTTTAGAGATGTACCTAGCGATGCTTATCGATCATCGACTACAGGTAATCTTGTAACCAATCAAGATTTTGTTAATGTTCCTGCAGGAGCCTTAGTAATAAGAGGAGTACAAGTGTATACATCTACTTCGGTTACTACTGGAGCTAATACTTGGTTAATTAAAAAAGATTTAACTTTTTTAGAAGAGTATGTTTCTGCTAATACCGATTCAGGTTTTCCAAAATATTATGCAATGAAAGGTGGAGCAACCGGTAATACTAGTTCTACTTCAGGATCTATTTTACTTGCACCAGTGCCTAATTCTACTTACGAATATCAAATTCATTTTAATAAAATTCCAGATAAACTAGAGGCAAGTAGCAACGAAACTAATTTTATTAGTTTAAATTTTCCCAATGGTCTGTTATATGCTTGCTTGGTAGAAGCATTTGGCTATTTAAAAGGTCCCATGGATATGTTACAATATTACGAAAAAAAATATCAAGACGAAATACAAAAATTTGGAGGAGAACAAATAGGACAAAGAAGAAGAGATGACTACACGGATGGAACTATTCGAATACCAGTCAACTCTCCAACACCTTAAGGAATTAAAATATGGCATCATCGTTTTCAACATTAGGAATAGAACTTATAGCAACAGGAGAAGCATCGGGTCTTTGGGGAGATAAAACAAATGTTAATCTTCAAATGTTTCAAGAAATTACTTCTGGTTATGTAGCTCAATCTATTGCAGGTAGTGCTCAAACTACTGCATTAAGCATTACTAATGCAACTACTGGTGATACAGCCAGACAAATGATTATTGAATTCACGGGAACTATTTCAGGAAATCAAATTGTAACGATACCTGATTCTTTAGAAAAAATGTATGTTGTAAAAAATTCAACATCGGGTGCTCACACGGTTCAATTTAAAACAGCATCTGGAACAGGTGTTACTTTTGGTGCATCTGATAAAGGAACTAAACTTGTTTTTGTTAATGGAACCAATGTTATTGACGCAGGTTTAGGTGGAGCAACTGATTTAAATGGAGAAGAATTAATTTTAGACGAAGATGCTGATACCAGTATTACAGCAGACACAGATGATCAAATAGATATTAAAATTGCAGGTGCAGATGACTTTAGATTTACAGCAAATACTTTTACAGCTTTATCTGGAAGTGGTGTTGTTATACCAGATAGTGGACTTACTTTAGGAAGTACAGCCGTTACATCAACTGCAGCAGAATTAAACATATTAGATGGTGTAACTTCTACAACAGCAGAATTAAACATACTAGATGGCGTTACCTCTACAGCAGCAGAGTTAAATGCACTAGATGGCATCACTGCAGTTGTAGGTGAACTTAATGCTTTAGACATAGGTAGCACAGCGGTTGGAACAGCTATTGCCAGTAAAGCAGTTATATTAGATTCAAACAAAGATTACACAGGAATTAGAAATCTAACTTTAACAGGAGATCTTACTGTCGGTGGTGATGATATTACTATGGGTACAAACACTGCAGGTAATTTATTAGTTGCAGATGGTACAAATTTTAACTCAATAGCAGTTAGTGCTCTTTCAGAAATATCAACTGCAGCTTCAGATGATGTTTTTATAGCAATAGATACTTCAGGCGGTGGACTTAAAAAAATTGCAAGATCAGCAGTTGTTGCAGGACTTGCAACGGATAGTGCTATATCA